TGCTCGAAGCATACCTGCCGAATCTCGAGCCCGCGACGTATGACGCGATTATCAGCGAGCTCGAAGCCGCGGCCGCCGTTATAGAGCAGACGCAGACCTACGGAGACGAAGACGATGAGACAGACAGCGACGCGGGCGGAGATAGACGCATTTGAGCGACGCATTCGCGCGCTGATCGCGGAGGGCTACGCTGTGCCGTTCGCGGTGCGGCGGGCATATCGCGAATATCCGGTTATGCGCGTGTTGTTTGGCGAGTTGATCGATCAGATACGCGCAGAGGCAGAGCGCGGATATGGCGAGGCACTGCCGCAGGGCATCACAGACAGGCTCTTTACACATTCGTGGACGCCCGATAATCTAACGCTTTCGGAGCGCACGACGCGCGGAGGAATCCTTGTGCGGGAACTGGTCGCTCGGACGATCTCGGAGCAGATCAAAAGGAGTGCCACATACCGACAGGCGAGCCTTGCGATATTTGATGGATATCAAGAGGCGGGCATCATCCCAACGCAGAACCTGCCGAAATTCCTGCAGGACTTGACGCAGGTTNTCCCGCGCGGCGAGATATTGGCCGCGCTAAAGCCCATTCGTCGGCAGATTGCAAAGGGCACAACCGCAGGCATGCGTGCAGCATATTCGCAACTGGTTAATGCGCTGGAGGATCAAAACGAAAAAGCGCTCGATAAAGCGATATATGCTGCCACGCAGGAGCGGACGCGCTACTTCGCCGATCGCATTGCACGGACGGAGATGGCGCGGGCGTACCAAGACGGTTTTTTGCTCAAGTGGGACAATAACGATGACTGCATCGCCTATCAGTGGCGACTCTCGGGGCGGCATCCGCGTTATGACATCTGCGATCTATACGCCAAAGCGAATCTCTACGGCATGGGGCCGGGGATATTTCCGAAGGACAAGGTGCCCCGCCTGCCGGCGCATCCGCACTGCATGTGCTTTTTGAAACCGGTTATACGCGGGATGATCAATAACGAGGAGCCGATCGATCGTGTCGAGGAGGGCGGCAGAGAATATCTTGACAGCGTCAGTCTGCATCATCGGCAGATGCTCCTTGGCATACATGGGGAGAAGGCCGTGCGGGCAGGTGACAGCTGGACAGCAAAGGCACGGGGGTATAGCGGCGCAAAGATGAAAGGGCGGTTTGAAAATATCCCGGAATCCTTGAAATCCTTCCTGCACGATGGTAAAATAAGCATAGAGGACTTTGCGCGGCGCTTGCCAGGAGAAACAACGGAAGACCATGAACAGCGAGTATGGGATTTTATCCGCTCACCGTTTTGTACGAAAGAGTTTACAACGCGGCAAGAACTGCATACCAAGTCAAGTAAGCTGTACCAGGAGGGGCGGAGCTATTACGAGGAGCCTATCCCTTTGCCGCGAATTGTTGAGGCCATGCATCAGGGCACACTCGGCAAGACAAGACGGGGAGATTGGAATAAAAAGGTTCTAATCGAGCATAAAGGGCTGGTGGGTCACGTGCTTATCGGTGACAGCGAGTTGCTGACCGAGCAATCGACCGTACACGTTAGCAATAAGGGGATACACTGCGTTCCGAGGAGGGGAGAGATATGAGTTTGACTATGGCCGGACTGCATAAGGAGTACGGCGCTTTGGGCGGGCAGGTCTTGCAGGTCGTTGACACTGATGGCAAGATATATCAAGGCATCTGTGTTGATGAGGAGTTTATCCCAAACTGCGACACGCTCGCCGAGGAATCGGTCACGATTAAAAATGAGTCCGGGGAATGTATAGAGCTTCTTTTATCAGAGATTGAGAAGATCAACGTTCGCTAAAACCGCTTACAGACAATGTAGGCGGTTTTTTCATGCCCTCCGTGCTTGACGGCAGGGCATTTTTTATGCGCGGGATTGAGACCCGCGAAGTTATTTTGCACAGGAGGCAGACAACATGGAACTCAAAGAGGTATATGCAGCACTGGAGGCTGCAGAAAACGGCGCGGCGATGGTGGAGACCATCAAAAGCGAGCTGGCGGGCGTCCGGAAGGAGGCGGCAGATGCACGCATCGCCAAGAACAGGGCAGAAGAGGAGCTGACCGGGCTCAAAAAGCAGCACGGGGAACTCGAATCGAAGCACAAGGAGTTGGAGACGCAGCTCGGCGCCGCTCGGGAGGAGGGCGCAGGTGCACAGACCGAAATGCAGAAACTGCAGGGGCAGATCGCAGATCTTGCTAAAAAGTATGAGGCCGCCGAGACGGCACGCAAGACCGCTGAGGAAAAGCGCGTACAGGCGGACATCATGGCGCAGACGGTTGATGCTCTCACAAAGGCGAATGCCGTTGACCCGCAGGAGTTTGCAAAATTGGTCGTTCCGAACATCAAGGTCACCGAGGATGGTGCATACTGCTATACCAAGGCAGACGGTACGCAGGGAAGCATTGCGGACTGTGCTGCAGAATGGCTCGACGGAAAAGCGTGGGCGATTAAAGATATGCAGAGACGCGGCAGCGGTGACGGCAGGGCACAGGATAACGGCGCGGGCGGAACGCTGGAAGAGCAGATTGCCGCCTCGCTCGGAGGTTAAACAGAAAGAGGTAATAACACATGGCAATCAATACGCTTGAGATGGCGAAACTCTATCAGAAAAAGCTCGATGAGCGGATGATCGTGGATGCTACATCCGGCTGGATGGAGGCGAACGCCACAAACGTACAGTATGACGGCGGCGATACCGTTCGCATGCCGTCCATCTCCACGTCCGGACTCGCGGATTACAGCCGCGACAACGGCTTCAATCGCGGCGCGGTGACGCTCTCCTACAAGGACTACACGCTCACCAAGGACCGCGGCCGCACGTTCCATCTCGATGCGATGGACGTCAACGAGAGCAACTTCATCGCGACGGCCGGTGCTGTCATGGGTGAGTTTCAGCGTACGCAGGTCGCACCGGAGATTGATGCCTATCGCTACTCGCGCATTGCGGCTCTCGCCAAGGGCGCATCGCATGAGTCAGCGGCATTTACGCCGAGCAAAGACAACATTCTCGGCAAGCTTGATGAGGAGATCACCAAGATCCAGGACATCGTTGGCGAGGCCGAGCCGCTGGTCATCATTATGCCGACGCCCGTACGCACCATCCTGAATAACGCGAAGGATGTGACGCGGTATCTCGATGTTGCGGACTTCAAGGCGGGCGCGGTGAGCACAAAGGTTAAGACCTATAACGAGATTCCGATCCTCTCCGTCCCCTCCGCGCGTATGATGACAGCGTATGTCTTTGCGGACGGTAAGACTACGGGGCAGGAAGCGGGTGGATTTAAGCCGGATACCGGCGCCAAGTCGATCAACTGGATCATCATGGCGCGCAGCGCGCCGATCGCAATCTCCAAGACAGATAAGATTCGCGTTTTTGACCCTAATACGAACCAGGCAGCGGATGCGTGGAAGCTTGATTACCGCAAATTCCATGATATCTGGATCCCGAGCAACAAGCTCGCGGGCGTCTGGGTTAACACGGGTGCATAAGGAGGAGCAGCATGACAAGACTTGTACGACTGAATGAGGTCCAGTACTCCGAAACGGAGGAGCGGACAGCAGAGCTGATGGCGCAGGGCTTTGAGCCCGAGCCACTCGAAGCAGAGCCTCCGAAGGCTCCTACCGAGCCCAAGGAAGCGAAGGAGCCGAAGGAGCCTAAAGAACCGAAGGGCGGCAAAGGCAAGAGCAAGAAGACCGATGAGGGCGGCGCGGAGGACAATCCGAGCCCCGAGGGTGATGAGCAGCATTGATGCGTTCCGACGTAACCTGCGCCTTGCTGTTGAGGCAAGTGCGATCGAGGTTGCGACGACCGCAAAGATGCAGCATCGCTACAAACAGCAAAACGGCCGTCTCAAAGATGCGGTGCAGACCACGATCAATGATGACGGCAGGGAAGGGCGCGTGTATCTTGATGGGAACATCGCGCCCTATGCTGTTTTCATCCATGAGGGCATCAAGCCGCATGACATTTTCCCGAACCGTCGGAAGGCGCTGCGCTGGGTAGACGGGAACAAATTCCTGTTCGCAAAGCGCGTTCGCTTCCCCGGATGGGCCGCGGATCCGTTTTTGTATGATGCGCTCGAATCCAATGAAAAGACGATTGTCTCTATTTTTGACCGCTATACAGAGCGGGCGCTGCGGGAGGTGGAGGATGCTATTACAAGCAGACGCATTACGCGATAAGGACGAACTGCTCGGCGCATCGGTGACAGATGACCTCATCATAGAGGCAGAGGAGTATCTGCGCGCTGCGGCCGCAGGTCTCGGCGTCGCATGGGAGGCGGTGCAGCCGACCTACTATGTGCGGCGTTTCCTCACGGTCTACGTGTTTCGTGAGCTGTGCATACGCAAGAGCTACACGGGGGCACAGGCATGGGGAAGCAGCGCTGCTGATGATAAGGATAGCTACGCCGGGAAGTATAGTTTCTATCGCGACGAGATGAAACGTCTTGAGGCATCCATGACGGTCGCAGCACTCACGGGCGAAGCGGTTAGCCGCGGCTATGGCAGCGTCGCGCTCTATCGGGGGTGACGGTATGATATGGCTAAAGGTGCTGGAGAGCCTGCGGGAGCATCTGCGGGCAGCGAAGATCGCTGATGATGTGATCCTCGGCGGCTACAATCCGCGTAATGTACGCCCCAACCCGAAGGGGAAGGGGCTTATCTATTTGATGCGCGATCGCGAGCGCCCGGCGAGTGAAGACCTTGTGCAGGACACGAGTGTCCAGATCAGTCTTGATACATGGGTGCAGTCAGATGACAAGAATCTGACCGTGGGCTATGAGGCGCTTGCGCGACTCGAAAATGCGGTCATGGATGCGCTGCGGCGCTATGAAGAGACAGTGACATGGATAGCAGACGGTGTGCAGCTCTTGCAGCTGAGAATCACCGAGACGGCGGGCG